CATTGCGCGCCGGTGCTGCCGCGCTCAGCAAAGCCAAGGCAGTGATCGAGGAACGCCTCGGCCGCGAGATCGCGCGGCTCGGGCAGAAGGGCAGCCAGCCATGAGCGCTGAGTCCGCCCTGCGCGACGCGCTGCTCGCCAGTGCGCCACTGCTGGCAGAGGTGCCGGCCGATCGCATCAGCTGGGACGCCGTGGACCAGGCCGCGGCCAAGCCCTACATCGCGCTCAGCAAGGAGTCGGAGACGCGCGATCGCGGGCTCGACGGCACCGTGCTCGCGCACAGCGCGTCGTTCAGCATCCTGTGCGTCGGCACCGACCGCACCAACGCCATCGCCGTGGCCGACCTGGTGCGCGCCGCGCTGGCCACCGCGCAGGCGGCGCCCGACGCGACCATCGGACCCAGCGACAACGACAGCGCCGGCTACGACCCCGAGCTTGACCTCGAAGTCGAGGTCGTCGGCGCTGACTACTTCACGTAGGCCGGTTCCGCCCGGCCGTTCTTCCATCCCTGAAAGGACCTCCAGATGACCACCGCAGTCGGCCGCAACGTGCGGCTGGAAATCGCAAACGCCTACTCCAGCGCGATCACCGTCACCGCCATCACGCTGGCAAACCCAGGCGTGGCCACCAGCGCGGCTCATGGCATGGCCAACGGCACCGTCGGGTACTGGACAACCACGGGCGGCGGCATGCCGCAGATCGAGGGCCAGGCCACGCGCGTCTACAACCAAACGACCAACAACTTCGACTTGCAGGGCCTCAACACCACCAGCTTCAGTGCCTGGGTGACCGGCGGCACCTTCACGCCGGTGAGCACCTGGCTCACGCTGAGCGAGGCCATCGGCTACCAGATCGGCGGCGGCTCGCAGGAGCGCAAGGACGACACCAAGCTGCTCGACGTGATCCAGCAGGATGTCTTCGGCGTGCTGCCGGCCGACACCGTGCAGATCGACCTGTTGAGCCAGACCTACGATGGCACGGCAATGGCAATGATCGCCAGTGCTTCCATCGCCGGCACCTACCTCACCTACCGCATCACGCTCAACGACGGCAGCGTGCGCGTGTGGCGCGGCATTCCCAGCCGGCCGGGCGAGAGCCTGCAGCGCAAGGAACTGGCCACCGGCTCGTTCCAGGTTGCCGTCAAAGGCTTCGTGCTGCGCGGCGCGGCATGACGGCGATCGAGGCTTTCGCAGCGCAGGTGCGGGCCTCGCGGCTGCGCACGTTCGACACCGACGATGGCCAGCGCATCACCTACATGGTGCCGAGCCAGAGCCGCGCTCAGAAGCTCGTGGCGGCGATGCGCGAGCACGACGGCGATGCAGTAGTCGAGCTGCTGCTGCCGCAGATCACCGCGTGGAGCCTCACCCAGGCCTTCGTGCTCGGCGCGGGCGTCGGCAACGACGACCCGGCCCCCGTTGTGCCGGACGCCGTGCGCGCGGTGTTCGGCGACCGCGGCGCGTGGGTCTGGGGCCTGGCCGTGCACGCAGTCAACGAGGCCAACGAGGCATTCAAGCGCACGCAGGCCGCCGCGGGAAACTGACGGCCCTGCTCGACGCCGCGGCGGGCGTCGGGTACGAGGGCGAAGCACCGCCGGAGCGCGCCGAGGCCGACGACGAGGCCATCCGCGTCTGGAACTTCATCGCCAACGGCTCGGGCGGATGCGATTGGGGCGCCCTGGAGCTGGCCATCGCCCACGTCGGAGTGGCGCCGGCCGATGTGCCGGCCCTCGTCGAGCGCGTGCTCGTCATCAAGGCCCACCGGCCGCCCGAGCGACGCGAGGCCGACGCTGCGTCGGCGCGGTTGGACTCAAGCACCATGAACGAGTGACCCTAACATGCCCATCGCGACTCTATCGATCGACATCGAAGCCCGCCTGGCGCGCCTCGAAGAGGGCATGGACCGCGCCGCGCGCATCAACCAGAAGGCGGCGCAGGACATCGAGCAGCGTTGGACGGCTGCCGGCTCTGCGCTCAAGGCAGCCGTCGCGCCGCTGCTGGCCGCCTTCAGCGCCGATGTGTTGCGACGTTTCGTGGTGGAGAACGCGCGCGCCGTCGATTCGCTGAACGACATCTCGGACGCCACCGGCGCCACGGTCGAGAACATCAGCGCGCTGCAAGACGTAGCGCAGCGCACCGGCACCGACATTGCCACCGTCGAGACCGCGCTGATCAAGCTCAATCAGGCGCTGGCTGGCGCCAAGCCAGGCAGCGACGTGGAAAGGGCGCTCACCGCCATCGGCCTCAGCGCCAAGCAGCTCAAGGCCGATGACCCAGCAGAGGCGCTGCGCAAGGTGGCGGTGGCTCTCAGCGGCTTCGCCGACGACGGCAACAAGGCCCGCCTGGTGCAAGAGCTGTTCGGCAAGAGCCTCAAGGACGTGGCGCCGCTGCTGAAAGATCTGTCGCAGCAGTCGAGCCTGCACGCCAGCATCACCAGACAGCAAGCCGACGAGGCCGAGCGCTTCGTGCACGCGCTGGGCGAGTTCGACAACGCAGCCACGCGCGCGCGCCAGGCGCTCGTTGGCACGCTGCTGCCAGGCATCACCGAGTTCATCAAGCAGATCAACGCCGCGCGCGAGGCGCATGGCGGCTTCATGGCCGCGCTGATTGCGCAGAATCCCACTGTGGCGCTGCCAGCCAACGCCGTGGAGGGCTTGCAGAAATACGAGCAGGCGCTGGGCGATCTCAACGCGCGGCTGGAGAAGCAGCGCGATCTGCAGGCCCAGGGCAAGGGCAGCGCGTTCGCGGTGCTCGACCTCGAAAACAAGATCGCCAAGACCAAGGAACTGGTCCGCTACTACCAGATCTTGCTCGGGCTCACCGATCAGGCCGGTGCCGGCCGCGGACGCGTCAACCCCAACCCGGCGAGCGTAGGCGACATCTTCGGCGACGGCGGCGGCAAGACCAAGAGCAGCCGCGACTCGTCGCTTACGGCTGAGCAGATCGCCCGCCTGCAGGTCGAGGCCGATGAGCAGGCCGCAGAGGACAGCGCCGAAGCGTGGAAGGCCTGGGAGAAGCAGCAGCTTGCCGATCACAAGGCCACCACCGACGCCTGGGCGCTGCAGTGGAAGCAGGTGTTCGACGAGATCGACGCCGAGCAGGAGCGCGCGATCGAAGACGGCAAGGCCTTCCTCGACACGAAAGTGGAGGAAGTCAGCGAGTTCGCCAAGCAGGCGCGGCGCAATGTGCAGGATGCAGTGGGAGACACCCTGTTCGCCGGCATCGAGGGTCGCTTCGCAGATATCGACGATCTTTGGCGCGACCTGCTGCGCAAGATGGTGGCGCAGGCGCTGGCGGCCAACCTCAACGAGGCGCTGTTCGGCAAAGGCCCGGGCGGTGGCCTCGTTGGCGAGTTCCTCAAGGGCATCGGCTTCGCCGGCCTCTTCGCCGACGGCGGCGTCATCCCGCCGGGGCAGTGGGGCATCGCCGGCGAACGCGGGCCCGAGCCGGTGTTCGGCGGCAGCACCGGGGCCACCGTGGTGCCGTTTGGCAAGGGCGGCGCCGTGATCAAGGCCGGCGATGTGGTGGTCAACGTCGACGGCCGCGCCGACGTGGCGCAGAACCAGGCCATGATCCGCAAGGCCGTGCGCGAGGGCCAGCTCGAGACTTTTCGCGCGCTGCGGGCGCAGGGCGTGATCTGACGTGGCCGTTATCACGTTGCCGACCGGCCTGGCCATCGCCAAGCGCGGCGTTCGCTGGGGTCAGCGCCGCTTCGATGTCATCGGCGGCAATGACGCCACCGGCAACATTCAGGACAGGCTCGGCGCACCGCCGCGATGGAGCCTGAGCCTGCGCGCGCCAGATGCCATCACGGCCGCCGAGGCGCAAGTTTGGCGCGCCATGCTGCTGCAACTGCGCGGCCGCGTGAACTACCTGCTGGCATGGAACCCGGCGCAGGTGGCGCCGCGCGGCACCATGCGCGGTACCATGACGCTCAACGCGTCGGCGTCGGCCGGCGCCACCAGCGTCGTCATCACCGCCGGCGCCGGCGAGGCGGGCAAGACGATCCTCAGCGGCAGCCCGCTCACCATCGGCTCTGGCCTCGGAACGAGCCAACTCGTGCACACCGTGAGCGACGCCGCGGCCAACGGCAGCGGCGTCATCACCGTCACCTTCGAGCCGCCGCTGCGCGCCGGCTTCAGCACCAGCACCGCCGTGACGTGGGACAAGGCGTCGGCCTACTTCAAGACCGTCAACGAGGCGACTGCATGGGACCACTACGACGGCGCGTTGCACCAGGATTTCGCGCTCGACCTGCTCGAAACCTGGAATTGATCGCATGCTCACTCTCGACGCCACCGCCACCGCTCGTGCCGCGGCCCCGGTTGCCGGGCGCCACTATCTGGTCGATCTCGACTTCAGCACCGGCATGGTGTACCTCACCACGCACGCGCTGCCCATCGTCTCGGGCGGCAACACCTACACCGCGCTCGGCGATCTGGTGGAGATAGGCCAGCTCAGCGAGAGCGAGGACCAGCAGCGCGACAAGCTCGAGCTGTCGCTCAGCGTCGTCAACACCGCGATGCTGGCGGCCATGATCGGCCCGGCCACGGTGTACCGCAACCGCCCGGTGCGCATCTGGTGCCAGCTCATCGATGATGCGTTCCAGCCGGCCGGCGCCGCGGTGCTTCGCTTCCAGGGCTACATGGACGTGCCGCGCGTCGAGCGCACGCCCGCGCGCCCCGAGGGCGGCAACGCCACCGGCAAGATCGTGCTGCCATGCTGGCGTGCGGGCCAGGCGCGCCTGCGCACCGCCAGCGGCCTGCGCCGCACCCACGCGCAGCAGATGCAGCGCACCAGCAACGCCGACACCGGCCTGCGCTACACGCAGAGCCTCATCGAGGTGCCATCGCAGTGGCTGAGCAAGCGTTTTCAGCAGATCTGACCATGCAGCTCGCGCAGCGCCTCGCCGAGTACCTGGCCGAGGCCGCGCGGCCGTTCGACTGGGCTACGCACAACTGCTGCCACTTCGCTGCCGGCTGGGTGCGCCTGATCGAGGGCCTCGATGCCATGCCACTGGTGCCCACGCCAGACGCCATGCAGGCGTGGAGGCTCATCGCCAGCTATGGAGGATTGGCCGACGCCATCACGCAGGAGCTTGGCCGTGCTCCCATTGCGCCGGCCGAGGCGCGGTTGGGCGACGTGGTGTTGATGCCGCTGATGAGCGACCGCGCGAGCGTGGGTATCTCCAACGGCCGCGTCTCGATGTTCCTGGCCGACGATGGCTCGGTGCTGGCGCTGCCAACGCTGCAGGCCGTGCACGCCTGGCGAATCGGCGCAGCCTGAATGCGCCGCGCGCTCGCACTGCTGGGCCTGCTGCTGGCCCCGGCCGCCGCATGGGCCGATCCGATCTCTCTCGTCGCAGCGCTGGCGCCCTACATCGGCGGCGCCGCGGCGGCCGCGGTGGTCACCTACGCCGGCCAGGCGCTGCTGGTCGGGTTGTATGTCTATGGCGCCGCGCGCGCGCGCCGCAAGGCCCGCGCGGCCCAGGCAAAGGCGCGCGCCGAGTACAACGCCAGCCTGCAAGACCGCAGCGTCACCGCGCTGCAGGCGTTGCCCACCTGGCGCATCGTGCCGGGCCGCTGCATTACCGGCGGCGACATCCATGCCATCTTCACCACCGACAAGACCGGCTATCGAGAGGACGGCACCACCTACACGCGACCCGATGCGCTCAAGCATCTGGTGATCGTGTTCGCCGATCACGAGATCGCGGAGTTCCATGAGTTCTACCTCGACGGCGTGGCCGTGGGCCCGCTCGACGGCAACGGCTACTGCACTAGTGGCGAGTTCTACAGCGCGCGCACCGACAGCCGCATCGCCTACCTCGAAGGCGATGGCACGGTGACGGTGCCGCAGCCAGTCGTCAGCGT